CTTCGTATCTTCCGACATATTGAAAGGGTGGGTTGACGGAAGATACGAAGTGTTCTATAAGTATGACGGTTCTCATGTCTCGCAGATTGAAATCTATGAGACGGAAACAAAGACTAGCTACCTACCAAATGAAGAAGTGGAACACTATTTGGAGATTATTCTTGAATAAAGAAAGAAGACAGAAAAGATTCCAACAAAAACAGAGGCATATTGACAAGCAAGTAAAGGTCAAAAAGTCATCATACTCGTTTAATAAGTATGGTGAGACTATTCAGCCACACCGCTTTCATAAGATGGATGCAATGGACTGTGGTGTAACTGGATGCATTTGGTGTGGTAATCCTCGCCGTGTATGGGGAGATAAGACACGACAAGAAGAAAAGTTTGAATGCTCCGCAGTTGAGCAGATAAAACGAAATCCGATTGGTAAATGGGAATGGGAAGATTTAAACGATCCTAATATGGAGTGGTGGTAAATGACTAAGACAGTGGAAGAAGTGAAAACAGAGAATGAGTTTTATCGTGAAGGTTATCGAGATGGATATCACGATGGAGTTGAGGCAGCCCGAGAAGATGCTAGAAAGTTTTTTGAAGCAATGAACATGGGCGAGTTAGGAATGCCTCCAGAGATGCCTACTAAATAATGATTGACACAAGGAGATTCTTGTGTTATTATCTATTTTTATTATGATGATGTGGATAAGAAAACATACAACGCAAATACAAGGAAAATACTATGAACTTTTCAAATCTAAAGAAACAATCCAAAGACTTCTCCGATCTTGTTAAGAAGGTCGATGAAATGAATAAACCCGCCTACGATAAAAACGATTCCACAGACAACTATTGGAAGCCTACACAAGATAAGGCTGGCAATGCTCTTGCGGTTATTCGTTTTCTTCCTGGTCCTGCCGTTGACGGCGACGATGCTCTTCCATGGGCACAGTATTGGGATCACGGTTTTCAAAACAAGTTCACAGGCAAGTGGTATATTGAGAAGTCACTGACCACTCTTGGTCAGGGTGTCAAGGATCCTGTTTCTGAATACAATTCTACTCTATGGAACGCTTCGAACGATGATAACTCTCCAGAACGTAAGCAGGCCCGTGAGCAGAAGCGTCGTCTCCACTATGTTTCTAACATCTATGTGGTGAGTGATCCTAAGAATCCTCAGAATGAAGGCAAGGTCTTTCTATTCAAGTATGGTAAGAAAATCTTTGATAAGATTACAAAGATGATGAATCCAGACCTTGATTCAGAAAAGAAGATCAATCCATTTGATCTATGGGAAGGTGCTAACTTCAAGTTGAAGATGACCCGTCAGTCTGGTTTTCCTAACTATGACGAATCGGTGTTCCTAACTCCAGGTCCTCTATCCGAGAATGACGACGAACTAGAAGCAACATGGAAGGAAGAGTATTCTCTCAAGGAGATTACCGATCCAAAGAGCTTCAAGACATATGACCAGCTAAAGGCTCGTCTAAATGATGTTCTAGGTCTGACACCTGGCAAGTCAACATATACTGATGATGTCCTTGAGAGAAATCTCGCTAAGGTCAAGGCAGCAAAGGTTGTTGATGAGGATGACGACGAGGATGTTCCCTTCCATGATCCTAAGCCAGTTGTTCGACCCCTCCATGATCCTAAGCCAGTTGCTCGCAAGGCAGCGGCACCTGTGATTGAAGAGGAAGATGATGATGATCCTGATCTAAAGGAGTTTCGTGATCTACTAAACGACTAAAAAGATTGGGGAGCAGAAATGCTCCCCTTTTTAGTGTGTGTTACCGTGTGAATAGTGGCCTTTAATATCATCACCATAATCAGACTTACCATTTGCTCTAGCCATTGCTCTTAGAAACGATGGTGTTTGATATGGCGTTCTATTAGTTTCCATAAGATTCTGAATCAGATTTGGTGTATCGTTTACTGGTTCAGGACTAGGTCTTACTTGAACAGGCTTATCACCTTTATCTCTCAAAACTTCCATCATTTTATCTAATCGACCACTCAAGTCACTAATGTCTTTTGAGTAATCGGGCATATCCATCTGTGGACCAGGAACATCTCGTTCTCTGCCTGCAGGTGCAATGTTCACCTTATTGGTATTTGGATTATAAGAGATTGACTCATTGCTGCCATAGGAGAACATGTTTTCACCAGTTCTCGGATTTATAGCGAGAGTGTCATCACCTTTTGCAAGATTGAATGGCATAACACCATCTGGTGCAAAGAATGAACCACCATCGGCAGCACCAGGAACTTTCTTATGTTCCGCTGGTTCTACTTTAGGAGAGTTTTCCTGTTTTGGTTGTTCTGTAGCTGTAGCAGACTTTTCTGGTGTATGTTGATGCTGGTCTGCTGCCTTAGGCTGTTCGTGAACAACGTGTTTCTGTTCAACAGGCTTTACTTCAGGCTTCTTTTCTGGCTTCTTTTCTTCTTTAATCTGATTCATAAACTTTGTTGAATCAAAGTTATGTTCCTTCATATCAGCCAATACTTTTTGAATGACCGGAGAGTTAGGATCACTAACTGTTAGAACACCATCTTTGTATGTAACACCAGGAGTTTCTCTAAATCCTTTTCTTAGTTCATCCAGAATATAGTCGTCAGAAACTAGAAAAGCGCCTGTTTCTTTTGCACGAACCTCAGCAACGAATGCCTTTTCATCAAATCTATATCTTGCTGCGGCTGGTTGTGCCTTGGCTTGTTCCTTTACCACCTCTTCTCTGTTAGGAGCAGGTGCTTCTGTAACTACCTTCTCGATTACTTCCTTAGGCGCACTAATCTCTTGATGAAGCTGATCAGGTTTAGTTTCTGCCAGATTTCTTTCAGGAATAGCACCAGTCTCTGCACCTTTGATTGTTGCTGCTAGTTGCGATCTTGTTTCATCATCGGCGATGTTGTAAGCATACTTGACGGCAGCCATGGATCTCTTGGTATTACCATTAATGATACCCCAATAATTGCCTTGTATATCTGAACGACGACCACCATAGTTATAGTTATTGACATTAACGATTGTGACTTTAGGCTGATGACCAGCAGACTGATCAAGAATCTTAAAGTTACCATTGGCATCTGGTGATGTTAGAGCAACGCCTGTGTGATAGCCTTGCTTAGGAGCACCACCTGATGCATCATTATATTTTGATGTAGCAACGACAACACCTGGCTGAATAGCAGCATCATCTCTTTTGACTTTCCATCCAGATGCAGCACCAATTTCAGGATTGAATGCCTTGGACAGTGTAGCACATTCTCTAAAGTTCTCTGCCTTATATGCGCCTTCATCGATGGGCTGAATCCATCCACCTTTCATAGAAACACCAGCGACTTGAACAGTGCCACCTGCGCTTGCTGATGGAATAGCACCAGCGTCAGCCAAAATGTTTGCTAGTTGCTGACGACGAGCGGCATTCTTCTCGCTGCGAAGTTGTTCCATCATCTTACTGATTTGTGTATCAGAGTATTCGCCGTTAGGACCTTCTGGCTTAACAGCAAGACCTTGTGTATTGATACCTGCTAATAGTTTTGATCTTTCTCTGATCTCCGTTTCAGGATGGGCAGGCTTTTCATAATGACTAACAAGTGCAGCAACTTTGTCTTCTGGCGAAGCGTCTGGATTATTCATAGTATCCCAGACACCAGGAAATTCACCCCTATATGTTTTCATTTCCCAAATTGCTACTCTGGTCTGTTCAGCAACAGACATTTCATTGGGATATTTACCGAAATTTTTCTTAATTCTTTCCGATCTTACATCGTCCCATGCAACGATACCACGTTGCATATGAACAAACTCACCACGAGAATTATGGTCTTCTTTAAAGTTTGAAGGATTTGCCAAACTTTCTCTAGACATATTGGCGACGAGGGCACGGGCGGCAGAAGGAGACAGTCCTTCATTAATTGCCGCTTGATATGCGATGCCTTGATTTTGTGCCAATGATCCGCCTGAAGCACCTGTTTTTAGTCTTCTCTTAGCTTCTTCCGCACTGACATCTGGCTGCACATAACGATAATAACTCTTACCGTCCTGTGTGTATCTTTCAATACCAACAGAGGCTAGTTTATCTTTTGTTAGTCCAGAGAATACTCTACCAAATTCAGAGTCAACATCGATAGCACCTTTCTGCACCGCCTCAAATGCTTTTGATTGCTGTTCGGATAGCTGTGGTACTCTGGGAGCCGCTCTACCACCTCTAGATGATTCTTCGATATACTTTCGTCTAAACTCTTCCATAGATTTCGAAGAACCGCCCAGGGTTACTATTTCTCGCTCTAAACTTTTTAGATAACCTTCTTGCTGTTGCTGTGACTTTCTTGTTAGCGCCAGTCTGAATCCACCAACGTCAGGTAACATTTTTTGATAATACTTTGGAAATAGCATTGCAAATTCAGTAGGCGTAAGACTGTTAAGCAAAGTCGATCCAAGATTTCCATCTTTGGCAACATCCATTCTCTTTTTGAGACTTAGCTTTTTTAGAGCGTTAAACGGTGCTTTAGTGTTTGCCATTAAAGTTTTCTTCTGTTCTGATAGTTTTGCATTGCCTTCATTTCGTTCATCTTATCTTTTTTCTTTTGTTCTTCTTCCTTGAGATAGTTGGCCAATAGTTCCATATACATAACTCTTTCCCAAGGTATCATACTTTCTATTTCTGTCAGACTCCACTTGTGGTGTTGAACGAGTCCAAAGTTATTCAATAGATAGGCCGATAGTCTTTCAAAGCCCATGATTAGGTAAAAAAATCGTAGAAATCTGTATACCTCACCTTATGATGAAATCCACATTTGCCACAATCTTCTTCGAATGTAACGGCAAACGTTGGAGAGTTATCTACGAATCTTTCCAGTTTCTTATAGTTCGCTTCCGTTAGTCCTTCGACAAACTCTTTTAGTTCTTCCTTAGAGTAGTCTCTGGCAGGATAAACACCATCCTTATCAAAAATCTGTTCAATTGAACTGACAATAACGCTGGTCTTTTCGTCTACGTCACCTTTTGCTTCGATACGTTTTAGTGCGGCATAGTTTGGATATTTCATCTTGACACCGCTACCGTTGCCTAAATCAATCGTATCAGATATGCCTTCTGGTCTTACAATCTCCACCTTTGAGATGTCCATATTAGACTTAAATGAATGGCCGCATAACTCATTATCTACCACATTGTTACAAGTCAGCGTAACCTCAACATGGTCACCAAGAGACTTTGATCGTAGAAAGATGAACATATAATCAACATCAAAGTATGGCAACTTGTCTATGTTGACTTCACCGACGACTATACAGTTATTGATGACTTGCTTAACAGTGTTAATAATCTCGTCCACATTTTCAGATTCCATGGCAATCAGCAATAGCTTTTCTTCTTTGACATTGAACGGACGAACTTTAATCGTTTGTCCAGAAGAAGGTATTACCATGTCATAAGTAGGCATATCAATTTTAGGTAAAGGCATTTATCACTCCATTATATTTTATCAATGATTCTTTCTGTATCTCCAGGTCTGTCCCAATACTTATAGGCAAATGTCACCTGTAATCTTAGAATATCTGCATCGGCCCAGGTAACTTGCTGCGGATTGACAAGCGTTGGCCATGCTTTGACCATCCTCCAACTATAAACAGGAACAGGCTTAACTGTAGGTCCTACTTGTGGACCTGAGGTTGTTCTTCCATATTCAGCAAACTGATATACCTCAATCGAACAAGCATAGTCGTTTTGATAGTTGAAGTTAAAGGTATTCACAGGATTAATAATGTCCTGCCAGTCATCAAAGAACTGTCTTTCGATTCCTTCCGTTCTACAGATGATTGACAAGGATGCCGGACCATATTCAACATTGTTTGGAAACTGAATGCTTGGTCCATAGTAACGAGCAGGAGTAATACTGAAACCACGTCCTGGAAACTCCGCAGCATCGCAGAGATATATCAAATCTCTAATCTGATTAAAGTATGAGAGTTTTCTTAGAAGGCTTCGTGAGCCTTCTGGTCTGATACTAACCGCAAATCTACATGATTTTGCTACCGAACCTAGTTGATCCAATCTAGTATAGAAATCTGGCATACTTAGATTAGATGGTGCGTTTATACTCTGATAAGCCATTAGTAACCTCTAGCAATCATGTTTTTATCAACAATCGCCATCTCTTTAAATGAAATCTCTAGTAGTGCAGAAACGGGATGACCGTTGGAGAATGTAGAAAACTCTCCTTGTGGTGTATAGTTCACATCTATTCTTTCGACCACACACTTACTAATCTTAGGAAGTTTGTCTGTCTCGACAAATGAACCGCCTCTTTTTGGTCTGAAATAGAACTTAATATCAAACTCTGATGGAGGATCAAAGAATAGATTTGTTCTTGTTATTTGTGGTGCAGCGTGCCAACGGAGTCTTTCTATCATTCGTTTCATCCTATTTGATTCAGACTCGGATGTTGGTGACATTAGAAAGAAAAACTGAAATGTTCTTAGCTGCGTGCTTTTGAAAAGAACTTCCACCTGAGGATTAATAGGCTTGCCCATTAGGCCAGGAAGAACACCCGCACCATCACCGCCAATACCAATCATACCTAAGCCAACACGTGCCAACTTAACGTCGGTGTAATCATGTTGCTGTTGCCATGACATTGCTTCCTGACCACCACCAGGAATAAAGAAGTAAAATGTTTCAGTTTGATTTGGTGATGTGTTTGTGTTCTCAGCGCCGATAGCTCTCGCAAAGTTACCTGCCGCTTCATTAAAAGCTCTAAAAGCATCAATGGCTGCATCCGAACCTGGTATATCAAAAGGAAGATTGTTTCTTAGATTGTTTAAGAAGTTTAAACCACCTGTCAATGCGCCACTTGGGCTTCTGCTGGAAGGCGTTGCTCTGATTTCCACATAGTGACCGATTTGAGGATTGCCCTCAATGTCTTCTGGAAATACATTATATCCTAGTCCTGCCATAAGAGTTATCTCTCCGATTTTAACTACATATATTTAGTGAGGTATATTATGGCTACAAATTATAAACAAGGCTTTTTCAAACCTAAAAATCCAGACAAGTATAGAGGCGATCCAACCAATATCGTGTATAGGTCTGGTTGGGAGAAACGTGTCATGGCATGGCTAGACGAAAACAAAAACGTTCTGTCATGGTCATCCGAAGAGGTTATCGTACCGTATATTTCGCCCATCGATGGCAAAGTTCACCGTTACTTCGTAGACTTTTATGTGGAAGCAATAGACAAGAATGCTCAAATCAAAACTATGCTGCTAGAGGTTAAACCAGCGGCACAAGCAAAAGAACCTGTCAAGAAGAAAAGAACCACTAAGCAGTATGTGACCGAAGTAATGACATATGGCATCAATCAAGCAAAATGGCATGCCGCCAAGAGATATGCCGAGAAGCAAGGTTGGGAGTTTAAAGTTATTACAGAAGCGGAACTTTTTGGCAAAAAAACGAATAAATAGCAGATGGCTACAGAAAAGCAATACACACAAGACGAGATGGCAGATTGGCTAAAGAACAAAGTCAAGGCTGTTGCCTCAGGTACTGCCAGAAGAAAGCTGTTATCTTTTAGAGATAGAGCAAGAGATTCCGATAGTGCTTTTGTGGGCAATCTATACTTTTTCAGATATGATCCTAAACATAAAGCAACGCTGCCGCAATATGATAAGTTTCCCATGGCTATCATATTGCAATGGAACTCTGACGGCTTTCTTGGACTAAACTTACATTATCTGCCCAAAGGACAGCGATCTGCCATGCTAGGTGTATTCTCTAAATACAAAGAAGACTATAAGCTAGAAAAAGATTCCGATTCTGATAACTGGGAAAATCTGGTCGATTACTTAGACAATACAAACATGGATCAGATGCCCAAGCAATGTCTAAAGAGATATTTATGGAGCCATGTCACATCTCATTTTGTTGAGGTATATCCAGATGAGTATGGCATCGCAGTTCAGCTACCAGTAGAAGATTGGGTATTTAAGAGGTAAAAATGGCGATATTAAACACACCATATTTGGACGCCTTTCCAAAAGTAAAATACGACATAAACAGAGGTTCGTTTCCTGTCTTGGATACAGTAACGAATATCTTTTTTCGTCTTCAGATTCTCAAAAATGTATTAAGCACCGCTACCTCTTATGAAGTATACTCTATCCAGGATGGCGATACGCCAGAGATTTTAGCCGAGAAGGTATATGGTGATGTTGGCGCTGGTTGGATTATCATGTATGCTAACAATATTCATAATCCTCTATACGATTGGCCACTGGATACATCATCCTTCAATAGATACATTGTCGGTAAGTATGGTTCAATCGAGAACGCCAAGACCGCTATTCACCATTACGAAAAGGTGATTACAAGAACCGAGGAACTAACTGGCGTCAAGACAGTGACAAGATTTGAGATGACTCCAGAAAGATATATGTTCACCAATACAGGTGTTCCATATAGTTACTGGGTGCCATTTACTTCTTCCACATTTAGAACGGCTGACTCCGACGTATATCTTGCAGACACAGATGCTCCAGAACTATTGGCTGACTTGGACGAGGACGGCGTATTCCAGCAAGTAATCTATGGCGGTTCACTTGAAACACGCCAAGGTGCCACTACACATAATATCAATGGTAAAACAGTCCGTGAAGAAGTTCGTGGTGAAGCTATTACTGCCTACGACTACGAAGTGGCGCTAAACGACGATAAGAGAATGATCAAAGTTATTAAGGCAGAATATTATCAGCAAATAATGGACGAGTTTGGTGAGAAAACAGGTTTCGTGATAGGTTCATTCAGAAGACTAGCAGGGTTGACATAATAATATGACAGATGGCGTTAATCTAAATCAAGCTGGCCGAGTTGCGATAGTTGGCCAGATAGAAGAATATGAGAATGTGACTGTTAAAGAAGTCCATCTTAATGAAAGTCTATTGAATCCAGGACTACAGACAGCCATAGTTTGTCAAAATTTCGTATATGGTAAAAATGAGTTCGATAAACTAAAAGGTAGAGAGGTAAATTTTACCTTAGTTTCAAGAAAAAAATCACAATATTTTGACACATTTAAAACACTGGACGTCTCTCAAAAGGTCTATAGACTGGACAATCGCCAGTGGATGCCAACAAACGTTGGTCAGACAGAGGAATTTACTCTCCATCTATGTGATAAATCGCTTATCGAGGATGCCAAGTCGCTGGTAAGTAAATCATGGAAATGTACCTCGCCAACTGATATCGTTGAATATGTTCTTGGTTCATGCGCTAGGGTTGAAAATCTGATTGCTGACCAGTCTAATCCATCAAGAGATTATATTGCAGAGAACATTCATCCATTTCAGGTTGTAGCGCAACAATCAAACGTCGCCTTAGATGGTGACGATCCGTCGTTTCTACATTACATGACATATGAGAATAGAGGAACACATTACTTCCGTTCACTAAAAAGATTGATTCAAGCTGGTCCAGTTGCAACATATACGCATACCGAAACAGGACTGTTAGGTGGAAAAGATCATAATCGTGATCCATATAGTGTTATCACATTTGAATTTCCATGTGATTTCGATTTGTTGTCTGATATTCTAAACGGTGTTGATGAAAATGGCATAAACATTAACAGTCTAATGACATTTAATCCTCTTAACATAGATTTCAGTCAGATTGGTGGTATGCTAGGTGGTTCTTGTGGTATTGGATCAGGTAACGCCAAAGTATCAATGACAAACAAGGGCACCGCCGGTCAACAGAATGGTTGTGAGACGGATGTTGAAAGTCATCTTCTCAAGAGACAAGCCAGAATGGGACTATTGGAGAAAGATAAGATTGCCTTTAGAATGGTGGTACCATGGAATCCAGATTTAAATGTTGGTAAGATTATTAGATTTGAATGGAAAAATAAAAACGGCGACGGTCTTGTCTATGGTTCAGGCGATTATCTGATATCATCTCTAACTCATAAAGTATTATTAGGTGGTTTCTCTACGACCACCGTAGACTGTATCACTAACACATTTGGAAATAGTTAAGGAGTTTTAGTATGGCTGGTTATGAAGGCTTTCCCGGTGCAAGATCAGGTATTCAGGTAGCTGTCTCTACTGGTAGTCATCCTGATCATCAACCAGAAGATCATTCAGGCAATCAAAAGCTATTCTCACCATTAGAACATAAAGATGGCGACGTTTCTCTAGATGATGTTTGGTTCTCTACACTATCCAAAGGCGTCTCAGCATTTTCTCAACAATCATTTACTGGCGCATTAGATCCAGGCACGCTCGTATATGTTCTAAAAGGAATAGGCGAGGGTGGTGGTATTATTCTCGGTCAGTCTAATGGTATTCTAAAAGGCGGGGCTGGTCAAGGAGGCGGTGGTCAAAGTCTCGGCGCTCAGACTGTTAAAGACTTGCAGCAAACTAAAATTCCAGTGAATACGCCACCAGATATTGAAGATACAGAGGAACGTGGAGTAAAAGTTCGTAAGATTAAAGAGAAAGGCGAAGAGCATTCTCTTTCTATGCTTGAAGGACTGCCAATTCACGGCGCTTTGTTTAACATGACTGGCTTTAAATTGCCTGAAGTGAAGCAGGTACCAACAGCCACACAGACCAACGACGGCATGATGAATGCTAATATGCTCCAGCAAATGGTTGGTCAAGTTATGTCTCTTGGACAGATGTTCCAGGGCATGAAAGGCAAAGCAGGAGGTGGAGCTGGTGGCATGGGATCGATGGGCAGCAATGCTGTGTCGATTAATCCAGGCATCGCAGAGAATGGCAATACACATTTTGAAAATGTATTAAGTTCTCTTAGTCCAAATATGTTTCTTGCTATGAACAGTATGGCCAATCTTGTTCAAGGCATGGAAACTTCCAGTGGAATCACCTTTGTCACCGGTGGCGTAGTTCATGAAGAAACATATTATAGAAATGCCGCTGAATTACTCTCACAGGTCACCACTATTGACGATTTAATGTATGCACTTCAGAGGCTTCAGTGGGACACATCTTTATTTGGCCAAGAAAATCTGGAACCGCAAACATATACCATCAATACAGCATTTGGTATTGTCACTCAATATGTTGATTACGATGGCGAGATTACTATTGATTATGACGCCAACGTAGCCAATGCCATCGAAGAATGGGCAAATACTGTCAATGACGCTAATAACAGTCCAGGAGTTGGTTCAAGTCCGCCTCCATCTAGCGGAGGTGGTGGTTCTGGTGGAGGAGGCTCAGGTGGCATAGGCCAAATTAGTAGTATGATGAATAATATGTTCGGAAAATCATCCGAAGTTATGAAAGATATGTTTAAGAGACTTACACCAGAAGGCGAGAAAGAAGCCAAACAAATGCATGAGAAATTAAATAAAGACGAAAAGTCTAAAAAGATGTGGGGTATTGTTACAGCAACTACCGAAGGTCAAGATCCACTGGATAAACAGCATTATGATAAGCAGACTGGAGGCGCACAATGAGTATAGGAGATGGTAACTTTAGCGTATCTACCTTAGATGAAGGTTCTTCTGGTCCAAAGTCAAAAAATAAGAATCCTGGTAAGAAGACTCCTAAGAAATATAACGTAGTAAAAGATCCACGTTCAGAAGAAGGCGCTGGTAATCATCCACATTACTGGTCATATAAGACTAGATCAGGTCATAACTTTGTTATGGACGACTCCAAAGGTAATGAGACCGTCACTATTCAGCATCGATCTGGTACCGCTATTCAAATGCATCCAGATGGCGCATTACACATAACCGCACATAACTCGAAATATGAGGTGACGTTTGGTGAGAATAGAATGACAATAACAGGAGCACAGGACATCACCGTCAAAGGCGATGCTTCTCTCCGTGTCTATGGTGATTATAATGTGACATGTCATAAGGACTATAATCTAACAGTTCTTGGCGATTTTAATATGACTTCAAGAAATCTTAATCGTCATATTCGTGGTAATATGGACACACAGGCCAAGAATAAGAACACCAAGCTGGAAGGCTCTTATTCTAAGATTGCACATGGTGCCATTACTTCCGTAGCCAAAGGATCACAGACAATCGCTTCACAAGGCGATAAGGTATTCGTCGGTGCTTCTGGTGGTATTCATGGTTCTGTTACTCAAGAAGGTGATATGTCATGGTTTAATGAAAAAGGCGACCATTATGTCCAGAATAAGGACGGCAAGTATGATATGAAGCTAGAACAAGGCGGAAAGAAAGTTTCTGTTCTCCATGAAAATGGTAAGACTTCACATAAGTCCGACGAAGAAATCACCACCGAGTCAGCTAACAAGGGTATTACTACCAAAGCAAAGCAAGATATCAGCACCAAGTCCACATCTGGTGGTATTAAAATGAAAGCCGACGCCGGTTCTATCTCTACAGAGGCACAGCAAAACGTCGAAGTAAAGGCTCAACAGAATATCGAAGTTAAGTCACAAGCCGACACACATATTAAGGCTACTGGCACGGCAGCTATTGATGGTTCAACTACACACGTCGGTGGTATGTCAGGTACCACACATGTTGTTGGTTCTTCTGTTAACGTAGATCCAGGCGCTGGCTTGCTTAATCTAGCAGGCGGTGGTGGTATTCCATTTGGTGGTCTTAATCTCCAGATGGCTTTCGACTTTCTTAATGGTAATGATTCTCAGGGTGTTCAACAGAATAAGGCTACTAGAGCCGAGCAGCCTCAGCGTTCCAGTGAACCGGATGAACCGCCGTGGGTATAAGCTAAATAAACAAAATAGGAATTTCTATGAAGCCTTTTATCAACAGACAGCCAGATTATTCAGACTTGGATTTGGATTTCTTTGCTCACCCTACCACAAAGGATGTGCAAGTAAAGACTGGTGAAGATGCGATTAAAAGATCAGTTAGAAATTTAATCTTCTCGAACTATTATGAGAAACCATTCCGCTCAGAGGTTGGTTCAGATGTTCCCAGACAACTATTTGAGAACATGACTCCATTCTCCGAGTTGGTCTTACAGAATGCCATTCTCGATGTTCTAAGAAATTATGAGCCAAGAATTTCCGTAGTGGACATAAGAGTAGAAGCAGACGAAGAAAACAACGGATATAATATAACATTGTATTATCTGATTTTAAATAGAAACTTGCCGGCAGCAATATCAATGTTCCTAGAAAGGGTTCGCTAAGAGAGATGGCTACAGGAAACAATACTCTACAGATTACCGATTTAGATTTCAATTCAATCAAGAGTAATCTAAAGGAATTTCTAAAGAACCAGTCAACCTTCACAGATTATGACTTTGAAGGTTCAGGCATGAATGTCCTACTTGACCTATTGGCATATAATACCTATTACAATTCATATTACATGAATATGATTGCCAATGAATCCTTTCTTGATACTGCCCAGCTAAGACAGAATATCCTATCTCATGCCAAGATCATTAACTATGTGCCGCAGTCCAGACACGGCGCAGATGCCAAGGTCACCATTAATGTCACTCCTTCACTAACGGAAGACAATGTGGTCAGCTTTATTGTCATGGATCGTTATACTCGCTTGCTTGGTCGAGATGTTGATGGTGTAAACTATCCATTCGTTACAGTCAACTCCAATACCGCATATAAGAATGCTGGTTCATTTATATTTCCTAATGTTATCATTAGACAAGGCGAGGTAATGAGCCATCAGTTTAAGATGGACGCCAATAACACATTCAGAAAATTTCAGTTGCCATCTGCTAATCTGGACTCTACAACTATTGTAGTTTCTGTATATGAGTCGGCAAATTCTACCAGTTCGGAAGTCTATACACAATATAAGGACTTGACAGAGGTAAGAGCAAACTCTACTGTTTACTTCTTGGAAGAAAATGATGATCTTAAATATGATATCGTATTTGGTGACAATGTTCTAGGTAAAAAGCCTGCAAACGGCAGTATCATTCAGGTAACATATCTCGATACTGTTGGTGTTCTAGGAAATAATATCTCACAGTTTGCGTTCGTGGAGCCAGTGGCTGGTCTATTCAGAGATAATATTACAGTTGTTGCCTCTGCACCTTCTGCTGGAGGTGCTGATAAGGAAGATATTGAGTTAGTTCGTCGTCGTGCGCCATTGGCATATACCGCACAAAATCGTTGTATTACCACAAACGACTATGAAGCTATTCTAACCAGAGATTATCCAAACATCGAGGCAGTATCAGTATGGGGCGGCGAGGACAATGATCCTATTGTCTATGGCAAGGTGTATATGTCCATCAAGACTAAAGGCTATTATACACTAACACAGCTTGAAAAAGAAAACATCAAGGACGAACTAATCAGAAAGCGTAATGCTCTTACGATTGTTCCTGAAATTATTGATCCTGATTTCGTGTTCCTTCTTATTCGTGGCACAGTGTCTTATACTCCTTCCAGAACATCCAAGACAGAAGGACAGCTTCAATCAGCTATTCGTGAGGCCATCTATAAATATGCCAACGAAGAACTTTACACATTTAAGTCAACATTTAAGCTGGCAAAACTTCAAGCATATATCGAAGCGGCCGATCCATCTATTAATGCTTCCGATATTAAAATCTTTCTACAGAACAGAAAGAAGCTAAAGAGAAGATTAAACGCCACTTATACAGTTAACTTTAATGCTCCTATCAGAAAGGGCGACTATCTCCAGAAGATATTCACCTATCCTGAAATCAGAGTTTTGGATTCTAATAGTATCGAACGTGACGTTGTTTTTGAGGAAACACCAGAATCATTTACTGGTATTAGAGAAGTCCAGATCATCAATGCTGGTATCAATTACACCAGCGGAGCAACTATAACAGTTACAGGCGACGGAGCAGGAGCAATATTGCAACCTGTTATCGTTAGAGGTAGAGTGGTCAGCGTGGAAGTTATTAGTCCTGGTGCAAATTATACCAGAGCATTTGCTACAATAGTTGACGAAGAAGGTTCAGAGGCAGTTCTTTCTGTTAAACTATCTTCCAACTTTGGTACTCTAAGATCATATTACTTCAAGGAGAATGGCGAAAAGATTATCGTCAATCCAAACGCTGGCGAAATCGATTATACACTAGGAAAGATAACATTGAACAGCCTTTTCCCAATCAGCGTAATTAGTAATCCATTTTATGATAGAGATGTTTTGACCATCAATGTTGTTCCTAACCAAAACGTTATCGATCCATTGAGAAATCGTATTGTTGCTATCGACACAAATAATGAACAAGCAATTCAGCTAACACTAGTTCCTAAAAGCTAATGACAACAGACGCTAATAATAAAACACATTATCTAGTTCCAAGTCAGCTACCTGGATTCGTTAGAAATGACCATCCACGATTTGTCGAGTTTCTAGAGCTATACTACAAATACCTAGACACGGAAGGTAACGTTGGTTATCTGACCAAGAACTTTTCCAGTTATCTTGATATTGATATTCTGGAAGAAGATATCAAAGAACACCTTGAAGAAGGTATGGTATCTAACTATGAACAGTGGATCAAGGACAGAAGATACCAAAACTACAGTAAATACTTTCCTGTCGATTCTCTAGGTGACAGAAACCGTATTCTTAAACACATCAAGGACTTTTATCGGGCCGCTGGTACCGAGAAGTCTGTAAACTTTTTGATGCGCTCTCTGTTCAACAAAGAAGCTGATATCTATTATCCAAAAGACAATATTCTTAAAGCATCTGATGGCAAGTGGTTCATTCAGAAGACTCTGAATATTCGTGATGTTGCCGTTAATAATGTCGCCAATATCTCTGCCTATCATCGCTTTGTTAATACCACAATCCGTGGCGCCACATCTAACTCAACCTGTATTGTTGAAAGCGTTAACCAATATTTTGATGCTGGTGTTCTCATTAATGAGTTCACGGTATCTGCTGTTGAACAGGACTTTATCAACGGTGAACTACTATTCACGACGATTGAGGATGAAGGTGTTCCAAAGTTTTTATCAGGAAATCTTTTCTCTGGCTCCATCACCTCAGTTACTATTGAGAATCCAGGTTCTGGATATATTCAAGGTGCGGCTATTCCTATTGAGAATCCACCAGGATTCGAAGGCATCACCGGTCAGCTTATCATTACTAAAGTTGGTAATCCACAGCTTGATGGTAAAGTTAAAGCAGTTGTCATCGAGGAGCCAGGTTCAGGATTTCGTGTAGGCGATGAAGTTCTATTCACAGGTGGTGGTGGACGAGGTGCTGCTGGTGTTGTTTCCGCAGTTAACGAAGACGAATCTTTCCACGTATCAAATATGGCAATCGTCGGCACACGTATTATCGACGTGGCTAACACACCTATCGGTAACTCAACCAACTCAATTTATGAGGCATATGCCTATCCTGCTTTGAGCATTGTAAGTTCCAATACATCTAACCTTACTATTAATGTAGGTGGTGCTCCTGAGAATTTCGTAACGACAATAACTCTAAATCAGTTGACGGCCAACTCTAACACATATTTTGAGATTAATGATACTATTCAGATTTATGACTCTGCTAATGCGGAAGAAGGCGAAGAAGGTGTTATTATTTCAGAGAGTTCAAATCACACCGTATCATTTGTTCTCCAAAATTCAAATACTGTATTGATTTCTCCTGGTGTATCTGGAGCACAGAATAATCTTTGCTTTATTGTCCACAAGAGAGGCAATGCGTTCCATACTCTAGCCAATACACTAAATTATTGGAATTATGGTCCTGCAGGTCCGCTTGTTTCTGTTGCTATTACCAATCCTGGTTCTGGCTATATCGAACTACCATCAGTGGACATCAAGTCGAATACCATCGTTCGTTCTCTAGGTATTCT